CCAATGTTTTTAAGGTTGTTATTCAAATCAGAGATTGCTCTCAATTGAGCATCAGCTTGTCCTCCGAAAAGAGATTTCACCATGTTTGTATTTACCTCAATACTTCTTACTCCTTTTCCACGCAAACTTGGCTTGATGCCAATCTTGTTCATATATTCCAACTGGAGCAATCTCTGATTTGAATAACAACCTTAAAAACATTGGTGATCTTGGCTCAAGCAAGCTGACAATGGATGATTTGCAAAAAATGGGCAAACCTCTTTCTGAAGTTGAAAGAAAATCTCTAGCAAAAACAATCGCGAAGAGGATTCAAGCAGAAAAAGAAGAAGAAGCACTAACACGATCAACTATATTCAGTCTTGCGCAAAAAGGAGACTTTAAAAACATTGATGCAGATGCTCTTTCAAAATCAATATTGTCTCCGTCAAGCACTATCAAGGACACTCAATATGCGATGTCTCAACTAAGTAAGTCATCGCTAGAGTCAAGAAATCTTTATAAAGGAGATTTCAAGCGAGAACTTCTTGATGCTTATTCAGGTGGCGATCCAAATGCAAACGTTCCTTTCAAAGCGATTTTCGACACGAAGAGATTCATGAATGATTATCGACCATCTAGCGGTAACGTGACTACATTTGCCAAAAAGCTACAAACCGTGCTTGGCAAGGAAGAAGCTGATTTCCTTTATGACTTGGCTGCGACAGCCGAAGCAAACGCTATTGCTGACGTTGCAAAAACAGGATCTTCTTTCAGGATGATCGGGAGTCCACAAGGGGCGACTGTAATCCTTCCAATTCAAAAGATGGTTGAATCCACTAGAAATAGATTCATCACTGCGATGCTTTCTTCTGGAGCCAATAGTAACAGTCTTAAAACTGCACTTGCACGAAACGCTATTCCTGGCAGGGCTAATGACGCATACAACCAAATGGCAAAGCAGATGTTTTTGAGTAGAACTGGCGCAACAGCACTAGCTCACCAAGCATCTAGTGATCCAGAGTTTTCTGCTGAATTGATTAACATGGCGAAACAATTTGACGCAAAACAACTTGAGGAAAAACAAAGTGCAAATTACAATCCTGAATTTGATAGATTAAATCAAAAATTTGACCTTCAACAAAAACAAAACTTGAATTCTGGGTCAAAGTGATATTCGATCCCATTCGCCATGAATGAAGAACAACTCCAGAAACTGAAAGACAATTACTACGATGATCGTCCCGACAAGAGCGAGTGGTTTCTTGAGGTAAGAGAACGTGCTAAATTGCTGCCACGGAACAACATAGAACATTACGCTCCGCATAAGGCTGCATTAGCATTGTTTCTCTTATCTCAAGGAGCTAAGATTACTGAAATATCTAAGAAAACTGGAGTTGGTAGGGAGACTATTCGCCAACTAGAATGGCGGCATAACGATACCCTAGAGACAAAACGCAAGGAGTTTTCCATGCGTTACGCTATCGCAGCGCAGGAATACACTGATCTATTGTTTGAACGTGCTGGTCAGCTATTTGACGACCCTGATAGCCTTGCTAAAATCTCCCCTGAGAAGCTGGCAATCACCGTTGGCATTCTCACAGACAAGGCAGCACAGCTTACTGGCATGGCAACGACCGTGGTTGAGCATCGCAAAGGCGCAAGTCTGGATGATGCAGCAAATCTCATCAACGAAGCTAGAAGCCGAATTGCCAAAGGTAAAGTAGTCGAAGCGGAAACTGTATGATTTGGAGACAACATCAGATACTGAAACCTCCCACGGATGAGGAGTTGATTCAGATGACACCAGAAGAGGTGTTGTCTATCCATCGCATTTATCACGAAGCGATTGAGAACGCCGAGAAAGACCCGTATCAGTATGGCTTCCGTCTGCCGCACTGGATCAAAGCCGAGGAGCAGCTAAAAGAAGTCAATGAAATCCTAGCATTAGGAGGAAACCGCTCAGGAAAAACTCAGTGGGGTGCATTCTCCGTTGTCCGTGCTGCGGTAGAGAATCCCAATTCCGAGATATTCTGCTTCGCGCAAACGTCCGAGGTGTCTATTCGCCAGCAACAAAGCGCAGTCTGGGCATGGCTTCCTGAGTATCTCAAGACGAAATACACAAGCGCAAATGCTTACATTTCCTACAAGAAGAAAACTGGATTCACGGATTCATCGTTGATTCTGCCCAATGGTTCGCAAATCATCTTCAAGACCTATTCACAATACCAGAACAATCCTACGATTCTGGAAGGCGCCGAGCTTGGATCTAGAAATCCCGTATGGCACAATATTGGCGTATGGCTCGACGAATACCTTCTTGGTCCAGAGCTGATAAACACGATGCGATTCCGTCTTGCGACTCGCAACTCCAAGATGCTTGTGACGTTCACGCCTATTGACGGGTGGACTGAGGTGATTAAGGAGTATCTTGATGGCGCAACAACTATCGAGAGCCGAGAAGCAGAGCTGCTCAATAACGAGCTTGTTCCATATGTCCAGAGATCAAAGAAGCTAAACGCTTCCGTGCATTACTTTCATTCACAAGATAACGCTTTCGGTGGATATGATCGAATCAAGGAGACTCTAAAAGGCAGAACACGGGAAGAAATCCTTATTCGTGCCTACGGTGTGCCGATGAAGTCACACGCTACTAAGTTCCCGAAATTCAACAAGATCGTGAACGTGGTAGATCCCGACAAGATTCCTAGAAACAACATCACGAAGTATCACATTATCGACCCTGCTGGCTCTAAAAACTGGTTCATGTGCTGGATTGCAGTGGATGAGACTGGAACAATGTGGGTTTATCGTGAATGGCCTGGAGTTAATGTCGGCGACTGGGCAGAGTGGCGTGGAGGCAAATGGATGCCTGGAGAGGGAGCAAAAGGGCAAGGCTACGGTATTCGCGACTATGTTGAGCTTATCGAAGAACTAGAGGGTGAAGAGGAAATCTTTGAGCGATTGATTGACCCGCGACTTGGTGCTGCGAAGTATCAGGTGCAAGATGGATCATCCTCGATTATTGAAGATTTGAACGATGCTGGTATGGTTTGCATTCCCGCTCCAGGTCTTGATATTGATGACGGATTACAAGCGTTGATTGGCAAAATGGCATGGGACACATCCAAGCCGTTAGATGCAATCAACCGTCCACATTTCTACATCAGTTCCGATTGCGAGAACATCATCCAAGCATTGTCAGAATACACGGGAGATGGCGGATTAAAAGAAGCTTGGAAAGATCCCATAGATGTTTTACGCTATGCTGCAATCTCAGGAATAGATCATGTTGACAGTTCCGTCAGTTTAGCCACAATCCAAGGAGGTGGAGGTTACTAATATGAATACAAAAAAAGAAGCAAAGAAACGAGGACGACCAGCTAAGGTTGTTGAAGAAATTGTGCAAGACATACAAGAATCGCCATTGAAAGCGTTGATTGTAGGTATCTGCAATAACCCGACATGGCTAAAAGCGCGGATCGACGGATTCAGCGTCAACGTAAAATGTCCCGCTCAAATATCAAAAGGCTTGCTAGGAAAGCAAGTTAATGTTATTCTCGTCAATTCCGAACCCGAGGATTACTACCAATATACAGCATGAATGACATTCAACAAATTGAAGATGAATCCCTTGTTTATTTAGACAAGAAGCCTGATATTGGTGCGTTATCCAATGCTTACGACACCTGCCTAGTTGATCTGGATTACTATTTTGAATCCTGCCTACGCTCTTACAACGACCGTAGAAACATCTGGGATGGCAAGTCGGATGACCTACGCAAGAACGGAGCTAACGCTTTCCCGTGGCAAGGCGCATCTGACCAAGAGGTAAACGTAGTTGGCGAGCGCATCGACATGTATGTTGCGTTATTTGACCAAGCGTTATCTCGCTCTCACATCAAAGCATTCCCAACGTCTATGGCAGCAATGCCAAAAGCAGCGGTGGTTTCTGGCTTCCTGAAATGGATGCGAGCATCCTACATTCCTGACTTCAAGCGTCAGATGGAGCTTGGTGGGAACTATCTGATGGAGAAGGGCATCATGGTTACCTACGTTGGTTGGAATCGTGAGAAGCGCACTTACTTGCAAAGCGTTAGCCTAGAGCAAATTCAGCAAGCATCGCCTGATCTTGTGGAGTTGATTCTCAGCGAGCAAGATGACGAGATGTTGCTTGAATTGATTCAAGACTCATTCCCTGATCTTTCTGCTAAGCGAGCGAAGAAAGCAATCAAAGACCTACGCAAGATGGGTGTTGCTGAAATTCCGCTATCACGCCAAACTGTTGACTGTCCAGTAGTCTATGCTTGCGCTCCCGATGGCGAGGTGATGTTCCCATCTTACATCTCAGATCCACAACGCGCACCATACATGTTCTGGCGAACATTCCTCACGGCTCAAGAGCTTGAGAAGAAGGTGACGAACGAAGGATGGGATCGTAAATGGGTAGATAACGCTATCGAAACCCTTCGTGGTAAAGACTCCATGTATCTCGATGGCGAGAAAGTAAAGACTCAGACTCGCTTGCCAATCACCGATGACAACGATCTTGTCATGGTGGTCTATGCGTATCAGCGTCTAATCGACGAGGATGATGGTTCTGAGGGCATTTACTGCACCGTGTTCCATCCACAAACAGATGGCTATGCCAAGCATGAACTTCTTAACGGTTACGATGACTACCCATTTGTGGTAACTCGGTTAGCTAACGACCAGAAGCGGATGTATGAGGTGCAGACATTCTCTGACATTCTCCGTGGTCCTCAGATGCAAATCAAGACCGAGCGTGACAGTCGTATCGACCGTGCGTCTTTGGCAACACTTCCACCAATCATGCACCCTGCTGGTCGCCCACCATCGGATTGGGGTCCTGGACGCAGAGTGCCATATCGCCGACTAGGTGAAATTGCATTCGGTCCAATCCCTCCGCGAGATGACGGCTCTGTAGAAAGCGAGCTTTCCATGCGTGGACAAGCCGACCGTGCTATCGGGCTGGATCTTACAAATCCGTTATCCACTGCGCGTCAGCAGTATTACATCGGCAAGTTCCTTGACCACGTTAAAGACGTTCTTACGATGGCATGGAAGCTGTATCAGCGCATGGGTCCTGATGAAATCTTCTTCCAAGTTACAGGGAATCCTAATCCCCAAGTAATGACCAAGGGTAGCCCAGATGAAAACTATTCAATCATGGTATCATTTGACTCCTTGGCAAGTGATCCAGAAACAGCAGAGACTCAGTTGAAGAATATGGTATCTCTTGTCCAACTGGATCGCAATGGCATCCTCGATGTAAACAAACTACTGGAGTTCGCTGCATCTTCTATCAATCCAATCTTTGCTGACTACGTTCTGCAACCAGTGGAGGAAGCACAACAGAAGATTGCCAAGAACGTCACAGATGACCTTTCCAAGATCTTCCCTGGATAATTTCATTAATAGGTGGAACTGAACAGCTTTTTTTTACATTGTCAATTGCCCACATCGGTCTTAAATTGGTAAAATGAAGAAATTGCTTTAACTGATTACTGCTTTGTACAATCGCAATAGGAAAAAAATGATCAATATGCCACATGTCTCTATTTTCCCAGTTCATCCCATTTTTGAATTGAGACTCTATAAATTTCATGCATGTGTCCCACTTTGCTCCTATGTATTTTTCGCTTTTTTGAGTTTTATATGATTTCTTTTGACGAAAAGCCCAACCTAATCTACCCCTTATCCGTCTTTTCAATACAAAAAGATTATCAATTTCAGACTTTTTAGCAGCCCAA